ACTTGGAGTGAAAATGCTTGGGGTGAACAAGGAGATGTTGTTCTTTCAGGTATTGCAATGTCTGCATCACTCGGTGATGAATCAACAGTTGTAGATGTTTCTCCTACAGTAACTGGAATTTCAATGACATCATCTTTAGGTGATGAATCAATTGAAATATCATTTGAAATAGAAGTAACAGGTAATGCTCTTACATCTAATTTAGGAATAGCTGATGCTGGTCCTGATGCAATGCTACAAGGAATCGGTGCAACTGGTTCTGTTGGCAATGTTGAAGCATATAACTTAGAAGGTTGGGGACGATACTTCTGGGGTCAGTTTGAATGGGGTGCTACCGGTTAATGGGAAAGTGTATAATTAACAGGTATAGCATTATCAGCTAATGTTGGAACACTAGCAGCTACAGGTACAGCTAGTGTAGATGTAACCGGTGAAGCAATGACTGCAGAAGAAGGAATCGTGGATCCGGCTCCAGATGCAACCGTTACCGGTATTGGGTTTAATGCTTCTTTAGCTGTAGGTACAGTTGTAGCAGGTAATGCAGATGTAACAGTTATTGGAGAAGGTTTTGCGGCAGGTCTTGGAGTAGGTACTTTAGATGCCGTAACACTTGTAGATTTGACTGGAATATCAATGTCTGCTAATATAGGCAGTATCACAGCTAAAGGTTTTGCTAATGTATCTTTAACAGGTTTTGGCTTGACAATGGCTGAAGGAACGAATAGAACTCTAATATGGAACCAAGTAAATACAGGTACAGCGCCTACTTGGACAGAAGTTGACACAGCTGCATAAAAATTATAGATTGACATTATCAGTCAAAATTTATAAAAATAGATTAACTGGAGAATAAAAAATTATGGCTAACTCAACATCAGCTAATTTAAAATTAACTGTACAAGCAACTGGAGAAAATTCAGGAACTTGGGGACAGATTACAAATACAAACTTATTAATTCTTGAACAAGCAATTGGTGGTTATGGCGCATTTAACGTAACTGATGCGTCTAGAGCTTTAACTTTCACAAATGGTGCTTTATCAAATGGTAAAGATCAAGTAATTAAATTAACAGGAACTCTTGAAGCAAACGTTAATGTTACTATTCCTGATTCAATAGAAAAAACTTATATTGTTGAAGATGCATGTAATCACGCAGGTTTCACTTTAACTTTTAAAACTTCATCTGGAACAGGTGTACTATTATGTGAAGGTCACACTTACACATTATATTCTGATGGAACTAATGTTGTAAAAGCAGGTGAACTTAGAAAATGGAGAGCAATTTCAGCAGCAGAAACAGTTCAAGCTGGTGCTCAGTGTTTAGTAAATACAAATGGTGGAGCAGTTACAGTAACGCTACCAGCGTCACCAAGTGCAGGTGATGAAGTTTCATTTATAGATCAAGGTTATGATTTTAATACTAACGCATTGACTGTTGGTAGAAATTCTTCTAATATAGCTAATGCAGCATCCGATCTTGTTGTTAATACACAAGGTGCTGGTTTCAGTTTAGTCTATTCTGGAGATGCTACAACAGGTTGGACTTATAGGGAGAAATAGAATATGTCAAATTACGAAGCAACTAAATACGATTTTGATGGAGCTAACCTTACAGGTATTGAAGGTATCCCAACAGCAACTATTGTACCATGGTCAGACTCTTCTGTTCCATCAGGTTTCTTAGAGTGTGATGGTGCAGCGGTATCAAGAACTACTTATGCAGATTTATTTGCAATTGTAGGTACTACTTATGGTGCAGGTGATGGTTCATCTACTTTTAACGTACCTGATCTTCAAGACAACGTACCGATGGGAAAATCTGGAACTAAACCTTTAGCTTCAACTGGTGGAGCAAATACTGTAACTCCTAGCGGAAATGTTGGTGGTTCAACAGCTAATGCTACTTTATCAACAGCACAACTTGCTAGTCACAGTCACACAGGCGCTAGACAAAACTCAAAAGCCCCAAGTTACAATGCTAATGGTGGAGCGAACCAAGGAATGGGTTCTGGAACAGGTGCATCACAATCTGGGGGAATAAACAAAACCACAGACTCAGCTGGATCAGGTTCAGGTCACTCTCACAACATGAGTGCAACTTTTTCTGGAGATTCAGCTTCAGTTTTACAACCTTATTTAACAATTATTTATATTATTAAAACTTAGGAGAAAAAATGGCAACAAATTCAAATTGGACAGTAATATTTGACGATAAAAAAATCATTAAACAAAGTGGTGATGGTGCAGGAAATGGTTATGAAATAGATAATGATTCTTTTTGGAATGATTCTAAATGGTCAAACATTTGGGCAATTCAATATAAAGTTGATGATCATGATTACAATGATACTGTAGAATATAAAGATGAAACTCCTCATGCTACATGGACAGCAGCTAACTTAGGAGATTTTCAAACTCAATTTATCAATAAATGGGATGCAGCACATTTAGCTAGATTACAATCTGATTGGGATAATGATATAATTGGTTCAGATTCAGATCCTGAATCTGATGCTGATAAAATTGCTAGATTAGGTCCAAGACCTACATCTTATTCTTCTTCATAAAAACAGTTTTTTAATTTTCCCTACACTTTAACCAAGAAGTTAAAATATATTTTTCACCTGATAAAGGTGAATTTCCTCTGTGTACATAAGGAAATCCAGCAGGCCATATAACTATTCTACCTGTTTTAGGTTTAACTCTTTTCGAAAAATTTAAAAATTCTGTTTCTCCACCATCTTCAACATCGTTTAGGTAAATTGTAAAAGCAAATGCTCTTGGTTCACTACTAAATCCTTTTCCATGCTCTATGTGCCACATATGATAACCTTCTTTTGGTAAAGTCTTTTGAATTTTTAAATGACAATAATAAAATGGATTTCCATCATAAGCATCTCCTGCCCCAGTATTTTCACTATAATGTTTCCAAGCTAAATCAAAATTAAACACCAGAGATTTTAATTCTTCCCACCAAAAATCTATATTATGAGGCATTCCAAAAAACTGTTGATCTTGTTTGTTTAATACAGATGCTTTCTCTGAACTAATTCTATTAAGTGTATTTTCAAATTTATCTTGATTTTCAAATAATTTTATAGCTTTATTACATTCTTCTTTAGTAATGTAATTGTCATACACACCTATAAAATTATCTATATTGACTATTTTTTCCATTATTACTCCTTACTTTATTAATTTTATCATAGGCATGATGTTTATTAGGACCATTTTGATCTACATAATGTAAAAATACTTGTGCCATACCTTCCCCTTTATATATACCTGGTCTCCAGTGTTCTTGTTCACAACCAGCATATAAAACTGCATCTCCTTCTTCTAATTCAAAAGATGTACCTTCAATAATAATTGGCCAGTCATCATATTTTTTAATACAAGCGGTAATAGATACTTCACAAGAAGGTCTATCAGAATGTTTACGCAACATACCTCCAAATATATAATATCTCCAATAAGCATAAGTAGGAAATAATTTTAAATTAGATTCTTTTTCAACAATAGATAATTTTGTATCTAATACAGCAGTCATTAAAGGATCTTTATACCAAGCAGGTGAAAAATTTTCTGGATCTATTTGAAAATTTTTATTATCATCTAATTTATTATAACAATATTTTTCAAAAATACTAAGTTCTTTTTTTGAAAAAAAATTTTTTATTAATTTATAATCTACTGTAGCCATGCAACTATACTATATCTTGTTCCTTTTGTAATAGATTGAATACCATGAGGATACATAAAATTACTTGGAAAAAATACAATTGAACCTTTACCAAGTTTTAATCTTTTAATTTCTTTTTCTTTTTGATCTGTAAAAATTAAATCTCCACCTTTATAATCATCATTTAAATTTATTATAAGACTTAGATGTCTAGGTGAATTAGTGAAGTGATCTGTATGAATTTCATATTTGCCACCTGTTTTATATTTTAATAAATCTATTTGATTAATTTTTGAACTTGTCATTTGGGGAAATTTAATTTTATAAAAAGTATATAATCTTTCTATTTCTGTTTTAATGTAATTCCAATAAAATAAATCAGTAGGTGTATCAAAACTTAAATGATAACCTTTTACATTTCTTATATCTTTATCTAAACCGTTTAAAACAGGTAAATTTTTTTTAGCTTTATGATTTATTAAAGGTATTATTTTATCTGTAAAATTAGGAGAAACTATATTTTTTAATTCAACAATTGCTTCTAAATGGTCCATAATTATGTTACTTTCATTCTCTGTAAAACTAATATATAAAGCACTATATGCTACAAAAATTAAATTTCAAGCCTGGTTTTAATAAAATGGTCACAGATTCAGGAGCTGAATCTCAGTGGGTAGATGGTGATTTTGTTAGATTTAGATACGGACTACCTGAAAAAATAGGGGGTTGGAATCAATTGACTATACAATATAAAACATTACCCGGTGTGGCACGTGCACAGCATGCATGGACATCACTACAAGGTGAAAAGTATACCGCTATTGGTACCTCACAAGGTTTATTTTTATACTATGGTGAAGATTTTTATGATATCACTCCTTTAGATACAGCAATCACTGGAGCTGACTTTGATGCTTCAACCGGTTCACCGACAGTTACAGTTAATAA